CCGCGCCAGGCTCGTTTTAAACGAGCCTGGCGCGTTTCGTAAACGACTAAAACTTTTCGTTGATACAGTTCCGTTTCTCGCTAATAGCTGGACAGTAGTCATCGATCGCGGAGTCTCGTTGATTCTCGTTGATTCTACGGCTGGCGGTAAATCTCATTATTTGCGTGCCCAGTAAGCTTTAGCCCTCAACCAGTGCAAGGGTCTCGCTGATAGTCAAGCTCATCGTTTTTTGGTTAAACCGTTCAGCTATGAAGCTATCCGTTGCGCCTAAACCTTTCACCGCTAAATGGTTTCTGGCTAAAATCAATTCTTTCTGGACTGCCCCCCCCCCCGGCGCTTTATGCCTGAAAGGTAATGGCCTAAAATTCACGACTAACCCTTTGACCTCCTGTTGGCGTACTGTCGCTTCGGCAGACATGCCTCCCATCGGCAATCCTCACGCTTGCTGCCTGGGTCCAAGGCCAGACCATCCAAGTGAACAATTGGATCGATCCAATTTGGGTAGGTCAGCGTCGGCTGTGCGATCCGACATGCTGCTGCCTTTCGTGTGCTTCATGTGCTATCCTGCGGGTGGGGACAAGTGGAGACGGGTGGCCATGGAGTCGGTGTCACCGTTCACGCTGGCAGTGTCGCGAGTGGCGCTCGGGTTAGGGCGGTTCGGTTATCCGGTTCTGGCTATGGCATACGACGAATCACAAGATACTGTCGTTTTGGCTCTCGAGCAAGGCGTCCTTGTCACTTTTCCTGGTGCAGCGGTTGAGGACTACACGGAACTGGCGTACAACGTGGCACGCCTGTTGGGTGAATCTGGTGTGCGCCCACGGGGCATTGATCCAAGGCGACCGGTTCTGGTCGAGAAGCGGACACTCGATTACTGGCTGTTCCTGCGCTATCTAGTCGTTCGCTCTAGAGAGAGCAGCTCCTCACCACGCAACGCGCGGTAGAGCTCGAGCGTACCCAGAAAGCCGCGTGTCGCGGGCTCGATCGACACACGGTGCACAGCTGGTTGCTTCCCTTTCAGACCTATGACGTATGCTGCACCGGCTGGCCTTTTCGTCATCTCAGCGACCGCCAGCCTATAGGCCGCGACTTGCATCGCGTGTTCCGGCCACACGCCACCGGACTTCCAGTCGATGACGACGATCCTACCATGGTGGTCGACGGCGACGACGTCCGCAGTTCCGGCGAAGCCACGATCCGAGTAGATAGTCACCTCGGTAGCGATGACTGCTAGGCCGAGACTGCGCAGTACGTCAGCTTCCTGACCGACGCCTTCTCTGGCTCGGTCAGCGATCCCTTCGTGGAGGGCGGTGCCGCGGTCAGCAGCGGCTTTCTTGATTCGCTCTGGTTCGTCAAGCGCACGGTCGAGGATCGCATCAAGCTCTTCCTTGGTCACGAACGGCGCATCGCCGACAGCGGAGCGAACGAAGTCGATCGCTGTCCGCTTCGCCCACTTCACTAGCGCTGGCTTGGCGACGACGGACAGGATCGTCGTGACCGATGGGTACAACCTGCCGTTCACTTCGTAGAACCGTTCTCCGTCGATCGTGACCATTCTCGATTGTACCTCGGGAATGACCTTGACGGTCACACGCTTTTCTCCTTGCCGAGTTGATCGTTCAGCCACGAGACGATTTCGCTGACCTTCTGCACGGCCTGCTCGCGCGTCTCTTCGTCCAGTGTACGGTCTTCAAGCATTCGCGACAGTGTGGCGAGCAGAAGCTGCCGATCGTTGACTGCGACGGTCGGCCAGAAACCGGCAGCAGCGAACAACTGGGCTAATTCGACATCGTCCAGAGACATCGCTCGCGCCAATCGGCTCACCATAGATCTGCTCGGTACGCGGCTGCCTGATTCGAGGCGTGAAATCGTCGCGTGCGACGTGCCGCAAAGGCGCCCAAGCTTGCTCTGGCTCAAGCCGCGCGACTCTCTCAGTTGCTTCAACAGCGACCCGAACGATGCAGCTGGCACTGAATAGCTGTTGTTCGCTGGGTGCGCCATATCCACCCCCACTGCTTTGGTGTGTTCTCTTTTGGGCAAGGGTGCCTCAGGAGCGTGAAGCGATCCAACAGAGCAACGCGAGTACGAGCGAGACGGCGATGGTGCGCCCCCATGAAAATGCGTCTCGTTCACGGCGCGTGACGATGGGAACGATTTCTCGGACGTCCGACCAGCCTAGTATCCCGCACTCGACAGCATAGGTTATCCACGCTGGGAGTGGTGCCGCCTTCTCTTTGATCTTCATGAGCGCAATTCCCTCCACAGACGAGACCGTTGGCGGACGATTCTGCTCATGATAGTCTGCCTCGGAACACCAGCTCTGTCGGCTAGCTCCCGTACCGTCCATCCTAGCGCGGATAGCACGATCTCTGGCAGCGGGAAGTCGGGGCTGGGGCCAAGAACAAGCAGGACGTGCTCCAGCTCGTCGATGATGATCGCCTCGTCCTCGACCTTGAGGCTGTCAGGAATCCATTCTGCCAGCGGCAAGGGTGGTGGGTGGCGTGCTTGCCGCCGGATATGCTCGACGACGACACGGGCCAGGACTTTCTGCATCAGACCGGCGTGGTTGAGCAATGCTGGGTCACGATACTTCTCCCAGGCACGGAGGTAGGCTTCCTGGACAGCATCTTCTCCGTCCTGCCCTAGCCGCCGTGTCGCATATCGGACGAGACGACTGCGGTCGACCATCGGTGTCCTGCCTAAGAGAAGTCTGCCTCATCGGTTCGGTCGGTGACCACCCAGACGGCTACCATGTGCCGCCAGTTTTGTACTTGGCTGCGGTCGACGCACAGCCGCTTGCCATCGGGAAAAGCGATGACGATTTCGTCGGCGTTGGTGGGTGGAAAAAGGACGAGTGCACACTCGAATTCAACGGGAACGACGGCCTGTCTCCGTCCGTCGTTGCATTCGTAGACGAATGGCTTTGCGAAGACGGCCGCTATGCGCTGAACGTAGAGACGACGAACCAGCTTGGCGTGAGTGCCGTCAGGGTCGCTGCGGAGGTCGTCGAGCCAGCCCACCGTGCACCCCTCTCACCAGTCTGGGCCTTCCAGTGGTTCGTCAGCGTCGTGCTCGCGTGCTTCCCAGGCTGCGTCCGCTTCGGACAGGATATCGTCGACATCGCCGAGAAAGGCCAGCAAGTCGATGGTCTCCTCGGTGTCCATGTCATATGTGCGTCCAGAACTCAGTGCGACGACCGCTTCGTGGTTGGGGTTGATGGAAACCATTTCGATGCACCGCAGGTTGAAGATCTTGTCTCCGATCTGGACGAACCCTTCGCGTCGCAGCACGGCCATCGTCCTGTCCTCCTTTCCTTGCCGGTAATGATAGCATACTATGTTCCGCGTGTCAAGGGCCGGGCGGGTTTGCAATACGATCTTGTACTATGGTATCATCGTTGTTGGGCGGGCTGGCGTGCGAGGAGTGCAGGACGGGAAACGCGAGGGTTATCGTTGCCGGACAGTGGAGCGTGCCGCGCGGAGTAAGCGTGCCAGTTCGCTTGATCGAGCCGTACGGGTCTCGGGCACCGAGCCATCACAGCGAGCCGACAAAGTTTGTGTGTGCCGCCTGGTAGTGAGCGAGCCTTTTATTGCAGATGGCAACGACGTATATGAGCGAGCCGCTAGCTTCGACAAGTGACGGGGGAGACAGAGCGAGCCGATAGCCATCCAAACGGTATCGGGTAAGATGAGCGAGCCGATAATCTGTGATGGTGACGGACTGGAGAAGCGAGCCGAAACCGGGAAAGAGGATCGCCGTTCAGGAGAAGCGAGCCGATGAATAGCGTGGGTACCGTACGGACGCAGGGAAAAGCCGCTCACGCCGAGGCTGCCGGTGGAGTTGGAGCGAGCCAGCAAGGAGAAGGGTGCCGGTTAACCTGAAGCGCGACAGTTGCGTCCGAACCGTATACTGCGAAGGGCAACAGCTAGGCGAGTGCGTTTGCTTCATGATGAGCCGAGAATACTCGACTGTTTCGCAGATGTTGAGCGAGCCGGTCGGCAGATGGGGCGGCCGAAGATAGCGATTACTCAGCCGAGAACTACAAGGGTGCCGGAAATAATGGAGCGAGCCGATCAGAGTGGATAGCGCTGTAAGCAGAGTGCTGGTAGCGCGCTGGACGAGCCAAAGCAATGGGGCCGTCGTCCCCTTGAGCGAGCCGAGCCTTCGCAGGGTGCCAGTAAAGACTGCGCGAGCCAAGCATGCCAAGGGCGCCGTATATTATGAGCGAGCCAGTTCGAGTAAAGCGTGCCGTATCTCGGTGCGAGCCGGGGCCGTTGACTAGTATCGTGCCGCAAAGCGTCGCATGCACGGGTTCAACCTGATCGATGAGGCGAGCGACCACCGCTCGCCTCTCACCTTTTGCGCGCTGGTAAGTTCGGTTAGGACGAGAGACGAATGGGATCGGGGCGCGCTGCTGCTCGACAGGAGGTGCTGGATATTTGTCGGTCGGACAGGCAGCGGCGGGAAAGGGGGACGAACCCGCCGCTTGTCAGGAAGGAGGGTAGAGGTGGGAAGGGATGTACGCCATGGCCCCGATCCCGACCGAAAGTGTAACACGATCCAGCGCTAATCGTCAACAGCTGCCCACTGACTGCTTGCAGAAGCTGGTTGCGTCGCGGTATACTATGTGGCGAAGGAGGACGTGCTATGACCCAGCACAATGATCCGTTCAAGCTGTATGAGGCCATTTTGGCCCATGAAGACGCCGAGAAGTCAGTCGGGCGCAGTGCCTTCAATAAGGTGCGCCGGTTGGGTGTGGCACCGCGTGTCTCTTCTGGAGGTCGCATGATCATCCACGTGCGGATCCGGAAGGACATCGTGGACATGATCGAGTCGTGGGTGGCGCAGGGCATTGCGTTGAACCGCAGTCAGGCCGTTGAGGACTGCGTGCAGCTGGTTCTCGACCATGGCTTGGTCGACGAGCTGGCGCGGCGGGCGCGTCAGCAGGTTGACGAGGGGCGATACAGGAGCTGGCGAGAGGCACTCGAAAGCGACCCGGTTTGTCGTTCGTTGCTGTCCGAGGCGCATGAGGGTGAGTCTGGGAGTGAAGGCTTATGATCGACCGTGGGCGCCTGTACCATGTCATGCGCTTGCGGGGAATGACATATCGTGATGTCGCTGAGGCGCTTGGATTTTCGGTGTGGGAATGGTATTGCCGCCTAGAAGGTAAGACGCCGTGGCGTCGCAGCGAGCTCGAGCTGTTGGCTGATGTCCTCGACTGTCCAGTTGGCTACCTGCGTGGGACGATGGACGAAGAGGAGCTGCTTGCGGTGGCACAGAAGGCCAGGCGCGATAGGAGCTTGGTCGACCGCTGGATCGGCCCGACGATGACCGGCTGGGATATCGTGTACGCGTATGAGCGTCCTTTGTTGATGAAAGAGCGGACGTGGCGGCCGTGATCCGCGTCGACCTGTCGGACGAGCGATGGGTACGGGCACTTCAGAAGGCTGTGGCGACACACGCCGAGCCTGTCCTGCGTGAGGTCAAGCAATTGGGGCGCGTGTACGAAGTGCACAGCCGTTCATCGGACGCGGTGTACATCGTCGTGTTGCAGGCGCTCGAGGACGGGCGGGCGATGCTGTCCTGCAACTGTCCGGCTGGTTCCCACGACCGGCCGTGCTGGCACGCTGCAGCGGTCTGGCTCAGTTGGTCGAAGGAAGCGATCCAGGCATGACGGTGGCGACTGTGCCTGCCATCGAGCCGCGTCCATACCAGCGCGAAGCCGTTGAGGCTGTATTGAGGGCCTATGAGCGCGGCTTGCAGCGCGTGCTGGTAACGCTTCCCACGGGCACAGGCAAGACAATTGTTTTCGCACTAGTCGCGAAGGAACGCGGCGGGCGGACGTTGATCCTGGTTCATCGCGACGAACTTGTCCGGCAGGCTGTCGAGAAGTTATCGCTGGTCTGGCCTGACGCGCGTATCGGTATCGTGAAGGCCGAACTGGACCAGCACGATGCCCACGTCGTCGTCGCATCGGTGCAGACCCTGTCGCGTCCGAAGCGCCTCCAGCGGGTTACGATGGACTTCTCCACGGTGATCGTGGACGAGGCGCACCATGCGGTCGCGCCGTCCTACGAGCGCATCCTGGAGGCGGTCGGTGCCTTCCAGTCTGGCGGGCCGCTGGTGCTGGGGGTTACGGCGACGCCGGAGCGGGCGGACAAGAAAGCGCTCGGCAGAGTCTTTCAAGAGATCGTCTACCGCAAGACGATCGAAGAGATGGTGTTGGCCGGGTATCTGTGTGATGTCCGTGCTTTGCGTGTCCTGCTGGCCGTGTCCCTGGACAAGGTGAAGGTACGGGGTGGAGATTACGACGAGAAGCAACTGAGCAAGGCTTTGTTGGGCGCTGGTGCGCCGAGTGCGATCGCTGAGGCGTGTCTGGCGTTCGCTGCGGATCGCAAGACGATCGTTTTCGTGCCCTCGGTGCGGTTGGCGTTCAAGACGGCCGAGCAATTGCGGGCGCGTGGTATCGCGGCAGCAGCTGTCCATGGTGGGACACCTGTCAAGGAACGGCAAGACATCCTGGAGAAGTTGCGGAACGGCACGATCAGGGCGGTTGCCAACTGCATGGTGCTGACGGAGGGTTTTGACGAACCGTCCGTCGATGGGTTGGTGATCGCGCGGCCGACGCTGTCGCGGCCGCTGTACATCCAGATGGTCGGTCGTGGGCTGCGGATCTGGCCAGGCAAAGAAGGCTGCCTGATCCTGGACGTCGTCGGCGTCACCGAGCGACACGATCTGGTTACGGCGCAGACGCTTTTCGGTGTCGATGGCGAGACGCTGGAGCGAGATGGGTTGGTCACGGCCCTGGCCCAGCGCAGCCAGGACGAGCGATTTCTGGACGTGTTGGGCGAACTGGTGGCGCGTCCAGTCGAGCTGCTCGGTCGCCGGAAGCTGCACTGGGTGTACACCGGGCAGGTGTACGTCGTGCCGACAGTGGACGGACGGATCGTCTTGCGGCCGAACATCTACGATGGCTCGTTGTGGGACGTCGTCCGCCAGCGTCGCGGGTGGTTCATGGACGAAGTGTTGGGCGAAAGGTTGCCGCTGGAATGGGCACTCGGTAAAGCCGAAGACGCCGTGCGCGCGGACGGTGCGCTGTACTTGGCGGATCCCAACGCCAAGTGGCGCATGCGGCCAGCGACACAGAAACAGATCGACGTACTGCGTCGCTGGGGAATACCGATCCCGAAGGGGTTGACGTGCGGCCAGGCGTCCGACTTGATCACTGCGGGCAGAGATGCTGCGCGCATGATGGTGCGCCGCATCCAGTCACAGTAACCTTGACGCGCGAATGGTCGTGGTGGTATACTATGGTGCAGGAGGATGACGATGGCGAAATACCCCGAGATCATTTACGAGCATGTCGACCGTGAGCGCACCAGGCCGATGGTGGTGCATGTCACGAACGAGCAGTTTCTTGCAGTATCGGTACTGGCGTACCGGCTGCGGACGACGCGGTCGGCGGTCGTGCGATTCGCGATCGATGCTCTGGTGGCGATTGCGCAAGGCAAGCCGGTGCCAGTGACGCCGTTCATCACCGACTTGCAGCGGCTGATCGAAGAGTACAAGGAGACAGTTAAGGAAGAGGGTGAGGAAGGGAAGGAGGATTGAGTCGTGGCGGTAGTGCGATCTGGTCTTGCCGAGCGAGCGGCGATGTACGGCGACCTGAGTCGCCTCTCCGAAGAGGAGCGCCTCAACTACTATCAAGCTGTCTGTGAATCTTTGGGATTGAACCCCCTGACGCGACCCTTCGAATATTTGCGTCTGGGCGGTCGCTTGGTTTTGTACGCGACGCGAGCAGCGACCGACCAGTTGCGGCAGATCCACGGCGTCAGCATCCAGATTTTGAAGCAAGAGCGGGTTGGCGACCTTTACATCGTGCATGTCCGTGCTCGCTCGCGAGACGGCCGCGAGGACGAAGATTTGGGTGTTGTGTCACTGGCGGGGCTGAGCCAGGAAGACTTGGTGAACGCCATCATGAAAGCGATCACCAAGGCGAAGCGCCGGGTCACGCTCAGTATCTGTGGTCTCGGCTGGCTGGATGAATCCGAGATCGAGACGATTCCTGGCGCTGAGCGCGTCTCTGTTCCCGCCGCTTCCGTGCCGTCCGTCCCCGTGAGTTTTGACCAACCTCAGGATATCCCGCAGGACGATCCGAACGGGCACGCGAGAGCAGGGGAACAAGTTTTGGCGCATCTGACGGAGAAGCAGCGCGCCTACTTTACGGCCCTGTGCCAGAAGTTTGACATCGATCCGTCGCTGCTGGTCGAAGCGCGCCGGGTCGACAGCGCGCAGGGTGTGAGTACGCTCATCGACCTGCTGCGTGTCGCGGACAAGCTGTTCGGCGACCCCGACCGCGCGAGCAAGGCACTGACTGCGATCTGTGACCGGTTCAACGTGCCGGTGTCCGAGGCGGCGCGGCTGTTGGAGCAGCAGTTCGGATGGGACGGTGACCTGGAGAAGCTCGTGCGCGGTTGGGCGTTCTGGCTCGAAGCCGAGCTGTACCGCCGTCAATCCGTTGAGACAGGTCAATTCGAAGATACAGAACAGGACGATACGGATCCCACTGATCCTAATGCGGTGGTCGTCTAACAGAACGCACCAGCGCTGGGCGGAGCGCTGGTGTCTGACACGGTATGGGAGGGTGACTCGTGATGCGTTCTGGCGACACTGTATCACAAGGCAACGTTTGTCGTCAAGTTGTCTGTCTTCCTTTGGGGGTGCAGACGGTGCCCAGAAAGCAGAAAAAGGAGGTCGATCCCCGTGAAGCGAGTGTGCGACGATTGTTGTTTTGTGCACTCGTCGAAGAGTGGCTCGGCCACCCGTACGAGGTTGTCGCCGACCGACTGACTCGCAGCGAGCGTGGGCGGGTGAACCGTGCAGTTGCCGAGCTGCGTGCTGTCGGTGTTGACGATCCTGATGAAATTCACCGCCGAGCGTTGATCTATCGCGTACGGTTCCCCGGTTGTCCTGTCACACCGCAAGCGCTGACTGCAAACTGGACGGTGTGCAGCGAACCGCCTGAAAAGCTGGCCGCACCTGAAGCGAGCGGCTTGCGCTGGCAGGACGTTGATGCAGTGTTGGTCGAGGCTGAGGCTCGGCGGTTGTGCAAGCTGGTTGACGCTGGCAAGCTGGCTGGTTTTGTCCAGCCACTGGATGAAAACGAGCGCGAAGCCATCGCCTTCTGGCTACAGCTCGAGCGCGAGTATCGTGCTGGCAAGATGATCCCGGAGCGCTTTCGGACGTTGGACGTGTTGCGGCGCTGGGTGTTAGCGCGACGCCAGTCTGTATTGCCGGTGCCACCTGAAGTGTCACAGCTGATGCGCTTCTACCGGACCGCGTACGGCTGGCGTCCCTCTTCCGCGTTTGCGGCCACTGGGCTGCGCGAGAGGGGTGATCGGTGATGCGGTCGATGGCGGACATGTTGCCGGAAATCATGAGTCGCCTGAGCCAGCGGTTGCGGCGGCCGTACTATCGCTCGGCGCGGTCTCTGGTCGGCCTCGATGAACACGGACTGCCGCGCTATCGGGTGATCTGCCCTTGGTGCTTCGGTTCTGGCGGCACCGACTGCGCGTGTCGCGGGTCGGTGCTAGTCTGTCCTGACTGCCGCGGGGCGCGGATCGTCCGCCAGGAAAGCGCAGACGGATCGTTCCTGCCGCCGGTGCCGTGCGCGACCTGCACGGACTGGTATCGCCGTGCACCGAACGAACGCTATGACAAGAACAGTCCGTATCGGACGTATGCGTATGCGATTGACCAGTATCAGGAGACACAGGCGATCGCGCGGTATCTGGCGAACTATCCTGAGGTTCTCGATATCTTGCAGGCGCTCGGTGCGGCAATCGATGAGTGGACGGGGTAGACATGAGCCGTGATGCTGTCATCGCTTTGGGTGACCGCACGTTTCGTCTTCCCTACATTGATCTCTTGCGGCCACTGAGCGACCAGGAATACGAGTCTCTGCTGAACAGCATTGCCGAGCACGGTATCGTGAACCCGATCGTCGTGACCGAAGACGGCGTCGTGTTGGACGGCTACCACCGCCTGCGTGCTGCCGTCGAGCTCGGCCTAGCGCCGTCGTCCATTCCAGTCGTCGTCGTGCCGTTCCTGGACGAACAGTCCAGGGTCGCGATGGCCGTCGCGCTGAATGCGAACCGGCGACAACTGAAGGACGATGACCTGAAGCGAGTCGTCCTGGTGCTGCGCCAGCGCATGCGGCTGTCGTTTCGGCGGATCGCTGAGATCACGGGAATCCCGAAATCGACGGTCGCGCTCTGGTGTCAGGAAGCAGGTCTCGACGACGTCGTGGAAACGGTCGTCGGCCGAGACGGGAAGGAATATCCGGCCGACTATGACGACCGCTGGGCTGAGCGCCGGAAAGCTATTTGGCAGATGGCACAAGAAGGTTTACCGGCTGAAGAAATCGCTCAGAAGTTAGGTATTACAACGCGGACGGTTCTCGCTGACCTGGCACGCGGGCAAGTGGTCATGACGACAGCGCAACGAGCGCAGTCTGTCGGCGAAGCGCTCGAGCAAGGTGTCTTGCCGCCGTCGCGCATCGCACGAGACAGCGACGTGGTCGGCGCTTTTCGTCGTCAGGCGCAGCGAGAGGTGGGAAAGCAGGAGGAGCGGTCAGGGACGTGGGAAATCTTCGTCGGCGATCCTGTGCAGCACCTGGCTGCGTTGCCGCCGGAGACGGTCGACTGCGCGATCGTCGATGCGGTGAGCGAAGAAACGTCACGCATTGTCGGCAACATATACGCACAGCTAGCTCGGGTGGTCGGCGAAGGTGGTTCAGTGCTGATCCTGACGACACCAGCGCGTCTGCCGGACGTCCTGAATGCTGGCCTTGCGTATCTGCGTTACCGGTGGCTCTTGGTCGCACGCACTGCTGGGGCTAGTGCGTACGGCGATATCGCGGGCGAATACCTGCCGATCCTGTGGCTTTCGCGCGGACAAGCGGTCGTCGCCGAGCCGCTGGTGGACGTGATCGACTGGCGTCGCCAGGGATGGTCGTATTTGATCGGCAAGTTAACGCGGCCGGGGATGACGGCCGCGGTGATCGGATCGAGCGTGCCGTATGCGGACGCACTCGTCCGCCGACACGACCGCGTCTTCCTGTTTTACGTGCACGATGTGGCAGCAGCCGATGCGGTTCGGGCGAAGCTAGGTGGGGCGCGATGAGTTGGTTGCACTGGGCGGTGGCGAACGGTATCCCGGTGACCGATCCCGGCGACCTGGTCGTTGCGGGACGGGCAAGTGTGACGAACTGGATGCTGGTGCGGGTGATCGCAGAAGGAAAGCGTCCGCACCAGCGTGTGTTGGAATCGCTGCGTTCTTTCGATGAGTTGCTGTCGCGCGCCTGGCGTGCGGACTGGACGTACCGTGGCCTGCACGTCCTGATGATCAACGGACAGGATATCGCGCAGTCGAGGATATTGTTGCTGGACAACGTGCCGGTCACATTCAACGACTGGGTAAAGTTCCTGAAGTTCGAGCAACCTGACGAGTGGTACGAGCGGCGGGCCTGGCCGGTCGAGGAGTCGCTGCGCGTCGACCGCCAGCGGGCAGAGCGTGTACTGAACGTGCTGAGAAAACTAACCGAAGAGGCTGGTCTGTCGCTGTCGTATGCGCTGCGGTATCTCGCTGCCCAAGGCCAGCTGCCGAAGCAGTTGGCGGTTGAGATACAGAAGGGGGCGAACGACCAGGAGGCGTTACTGCGTATCTGTGCAGCGATCGACGAGCGGCACATCCGGATGGTGCGCGACTTCTTGGAGGACGCCCGCTGGATGGCGTATGCGCAAAGCGTCGGGATTGATGCATCGGCAGGCAAGATGGCTGAGCGAGTCAAGGGAGAGGAAGGAGGATCGTGATGGTGATCGTCGATGTCCAGGTGGGAGAGATCCGGCCGCTGGTGGAGCGGATCAGTCAGGATCTCGTCACGGTGGCGGCGGACACGAGCGGTGACGGGATGCGTGTACTGGTTCATCACTACGATTCGCTTCAGAAGATCCGCATCGCCGCCCACAATGCTGCAGTGGCCTATCGGAAAGACGGCAAACCAGCCGGGTATGCAGAGTGGCTCGCCAAGGAGCTGCAGAGGCTGGAGAACGGTCTGGTCAAGGTAATGAAGAGTTGGATATCCGAGTATCCGGTTGCCGAATGGGCGCTGCAGCAACGTGGCGTCGGGCCAGTGTCGGTTGCGACCTTGCTGGCCTATCTCGACGTCGAGAAGTGTCGCACGGCAGGTTCTGTCTGGCGCTACTGTGGACTGGATCCGACTATCGAGTGGAAGAAGGGCGAGCGGCGTCCGTTCAATGCGAAACTGAAGCGGATGTGCTACCTGCTAGGTGAGATGTTCCGTATGCACCACAAGTCACCGGACTGTTTCTATGGGCAGGTCTACTTGGCTCGCAAGGAGTATGAGCAGATCAAGAACGAGCGCGGGGAATATGCTGAACAGGCGAGAGCCAAACTGGAACAGCAGGCCAACTGGACAGCGAACCAGCGGTCGTACTTTGAGCGCGGGATGCTGACGCCAGCGCATATCGACCTGCGAGCGCGACGTTACGCCGTGAAGCTGTTCCTGGCGCACTTTGCCTGGGTGTATTGGGAAACCGAAAAGGGTGAGCCGTGGCCGCTACCGTATGCGGTGTCCCACCTTGGACACGTCGACGTGATCGCGCCACCAGGCTATACGCCGCTGGCGCGGGTGTGATCGAGGGACGGGGCGAGCGATGGGATCACAGCGTGGCAGAAAGAAACAGGGTAAGGAGCCGTTGTGGTTGTCGCGGCCGATCTTGCCTGCCTACGACCCGCGGCGGTACCAGCCGACCGCCGAGACGCTCCTGCCACCTGTCGCGGCCGTGTGGGATCTCCTGCGGTATGTCGCTGAGGAGGCGCAGCGCTGTGGCTGGAAGGTGCGGTGCGACCCGGCTTATGCGCGCTGGGCGGTCTCGCCTATGAGCGTGCCTGGCGACGAAGGGTTTCCGCCGCTCTTGCTGTTCAAGCCACCACGCATCATGGCCGCGATCGTGAGCGAACGCGACAAGATTGTGTCACCGGAGATGCAGTCTTGGCTGGACGTCCTGTCGCGATACGGGACCATCGAGATCCGACACTGGAACGTCCATGACTGGTTGAATGGGGTTGTCCATGACGAACTGAGCCAAGACCCTGCCAGCGAAGCTGTGGCCGCTGAGGCTGGACAAGCGAGTCGCGTTCGGGTAGCTAACGGCGAAAAGAAGGTCAAGCGTCGCAGAGGGAAAAGGGTGCAAGATGGGCAGGGGGCCTCCGCGGTGAAGCGATAGGCGATTGGTAGTGAGTCTTGAAAACTGACGACGCAGAGCGATGGTTCAATGGGGGGTGTTGAAAATGACGATCACAGTGCGAACGCCGATCGACTTCAAGCCGACGGTCGCCGAATGGAAGGTCTTCGCTGCTCGCATCCGTGGCGTGACGCCGCTTTTGATGAACAACCCGAAGTTCAAGATGCAGAGGGACGATAAGAAGGCCAAGCGCAAGGAAAAGGAGGTGCTGCCGCCAGAACAAGAAGCCGAACTGGGCCTATATCGCGCTCCGGAGGGTTGGTTGTACTTGGGGGCTGACCACGTCCGTGAGGCGATGCTGGCGGCTGCCTCGGGATATCGGGTCAACAAGAAGCCGCTGCGGCCGCTGCTGGCGGCGTCGCTGTTCATACTCGAACCGTTTTTCCCGTTGTTGCGAAACGGTGAGTACTTGACGACGTACGACCGGATCGATATCCGCCGTGCTGTCGTACAAGGTGAAGGGATCCTGCGAGCACGAGCCCTGATTGAGGTTCCCTGGGAATGTGAGGTTCGCTATCAGTTTGACGCGGCGCTGGCTGACCCTGTCAATTACGTCCAGATGCTGGTGGAAGCAGGAACGCGGGTCGGCGTGTTGGACTACCGACCGCAGAAAGGCGGCATCTTCGGTCGGTTCGAGGTCATCGAGGCCTGGACGGAGGATTTCTGATGACGGATCAGCTGACGCGTGTTCCGGCTGTCGAGTTGGTCGAGGACTTGTCGCTCTATCCACGGCTGCAAGTTGACGACTGGTACGTCAGTCGCCTGGCGGAGGCGCTACGATCGGGGGCGGCATTGCCCCCGATCGTAGCCGACCGGGCCAGCAAGCGGATCGTTGACGGATTCCACCGGCGGCGAGCAGCATTGCGGGCGTTCGGGCCGACAGCAGAGGTCGATGTGCTGTTCAGGGACTACGCAGATGAGCGAAGCCTCTACCTGGATGCCCTACGGCTGAACGCGCACCACGGCAAGCGTCTCTCAACGGCAGAAGAAGTCCGCGCAGTGATCCGCGGCCAGGAATTAGGTATCGAGCCGCGCGTCATCGCCGACACGCTGGCGATCCGGGTCGAGAAGCTGGAAGGTTTGTTAGAGAGGAAGACGGCGCGCGGCACGGCGGAACCGGTCGTCGTCTTGAAGCCAAGCTTTAGCCACTTGGCTGGAGAGAAGTTGACGCGGGAGCAAGAACTTGCGAACAAGCACAGTGGTGGCCATCAGGCGAGTTTCTATGCACGAATGCTTATCGCGATTATCGAAAGCGGTGCAGTTGACGAAAGTAACCGGACGCTGATGGAGCGGCTTGCGCGACTGCATGAGTTGTTGACCGAATTTTGGGCTGTGCGACGGGTGGCTTAAGAGCGTTCTGTGGTGCGGCGTGGGTGCGGCGACGCGTGGATATAGGTGAGGCAAGGCCTGGCGAGGCCGGGCACGGCTAGTTCCGGCGAGGCAAGGCCTGGCGTGGTTCGGCAAGGTGCGGGCGTGGCGTGGCGTGGGCATGGTTGGGCTGGGCGAGGCCGGGCGGGGCGGGGGCGGGCAAGGCACGGCGAGGCGAGGCTGGGCACGGCGTGGCGAGTATGTGGCAAGGCGCGTCTGGGCCAGGTTCGGCGTGGCGTGGTCGGGTCCGGCGGGGCATGGCGCGGCCCCGGCTAGGCATGGCCTGGTTGGGCCGGGCCGGGCCGGGCGCGGCACGGTGAGGTGCGGACAAGGTGCGGCCGGGTATGGCTGGGCTAGGTGGGGCCTGGCGCGGTGAGGCATGGCGCGGTAAGCCGAGGACGCGGCCTGACACGATGGATCTACCATCCTGTTGGCCTGCTTGAATGGGGCAAGCAGAAATGCCGTGATACCAGCGGGTCGATCGACCCGCTGGCCTTTTTGTTCACGAAGCTTTGTGGAATCGATCATCCATTTGGTTTACAATCGCATTGACAACAGGCGAAGACGCCGATCCCGTATCGTCCATGGGAGAACAGGTGTGGATCCGATCGCACAGGCGCTCGTGGACGACCTAACCGAAGACGCTGAGCTCGGCCGGGAACACGCTCACCAGCTGGTTCGCTTCTACTTGCACGCCCAGAAGCTGCGTGTTGCAGCGAACAATCGGGCCAAGGCGCTGGAGCGATCCGGGCGGCCGAACCGGACACCGGTTGCGGTAGCGGAACGGTTGTTTGGACTCGAGCGATCGATCGCGCAGGCGCTGGGTAGCTGGGTACGCAGTCACCCTGCTGGCCAGTGGATGCTCCGTCAGCATGGTGTCGGACCAGTTCTCGCTGCCGCGTTACTGGCAATACTGCTGCGTGGGCCGATACCGGAAAGGGTCAGTTCGTGGTGGGCCTATGCTGGTCTCGCACCGGATCGCGTGCACGAGCGCGGGCGTCCGCGGACATGGAATGCGACACTGAAGGTATTCTGTTACCGCTTGGCTGATTCGTTCGTCCGCTTCCACGACGATCCGAAATGTTATTACGGCCAGGTTTATGCCCAAAGGAAGGCGCTCGAACAAGAGCGCAACGAGCGTGGGGAATACCAGTCTGTCGCGAAAAAGACACTGGAGACACGCGATATCCGCGATCCCGAGACGAGAGGCTGGTACGAAAAGGGGATGTTGCCGCCTGGCCGCATCGAGTTGCGTGCGCGACGGTATGCTGTAAAGCTGTTCCTGGCTCACCTGCACCATATCTGCTACGAAGCAGCGTATGGCAAGCCGCCACCGGATCCCTATCCGATACCGCCGCCACTGCTCGAGGAGGGGTGAATGAGCCAGGACGTGATCGCTCGCTCCATTTCGGAGCGCCAGTTGTTGGACATGGTCGTGGAACTTGCTCTCCGCCTAGGTTGGCTCGTTCACCACGACCTTCCAGCGCTGAACGAGCGTGGCCGGTGGCGGACGGCGATTCAAGGTGTGGCTGGTTTTCCTGATCTGGTTCTGGTTCAGCCGCCGCGCGTGATCTTCGCAGAATTGAAGCGCGAATCTGGCAACACGACACAGTTGCAAGAGCGCTGGTTGGATGCGCTGTCGTCGTGTCCAGTCGAGGTGTATGTCTGGCGGCCACGACACTGGTTGGACGGTACGATCGAGCGCGTGCTGTCAGGCGAGGGGTCTCAGCGGTGAGCGACCCGTTCTGGACATATCAGCGGGTGTCGTGGGCGTTGAAGAATTATTACGACCTGCTTGCGCATGCGCGTCCACCGCGGGATCCTGCCATGCCACCGCCCCCGCCGCCACGCTTTCGTGCCTCGATGGAACCGTACGACTACGAACTGGTGCGTATCCTGGCTGACATCGACCGAGCGCTCTCGATCCTCGCTGCTCAGCATCCGGACTGCTACCGGTTGCTCGCGGCCGTCTATTTGGATCCCGACCGGCACTGGCAGCGCCTGTCGCTCAATGCTCGCGTCATGCTGGTCTCGACGCAGCGTGGATGTACCACGCGGACGACCTGGCGCGACATCGCACGAGCCAAGGGGCGTCTCGTTGAGATCCTGTCCGGAGAACAGTCTGCAGAACAATGAAATGTTCTTCCTCAAACTGGAGTTGACGAGTTTTAGCGCTTGAGCTGGTAGTCAGTAATGGCTTATCCTAACAGTAGGCTGGGTGATTTGGCGACCCTCGGTGCCGTGATGCGAGTGCTCGAGCCGTTTCATAGGTGTGGCTTCAGGGCCGGGCGAGGCCCTGAAGTTTTTCGGGGGTTAGGCCGTGGCGGCAGTCAGGTCTGAGCGCTATCTGGCTCGCAAACAGCTCGCTGCTCAGGTCGTACAACTGCGCCTGTCCGGTCATTCCTACGACGAGATCGCGCAGTATCTCGGCTTGTCCAAGCGGCGTGTCCAGCGGATCATCGAGCGGGAACTGAGCCGGTCTTTCCGGGAGCCGACTGAATTGCTGCTGCAGATGGAGCTTGACCGCTTGGACGCTCTCCAGCGCGCGTACTGGGACGCAGCGATCGCTGGAGACGGCGAAGCGGCCGACCGTGTATTGCGCATCATGGATCGGCGTGCTCGCTACCTGGGCCTTGACCGGCAGGACACTGTCCAGGAAGACCTGGGTAAAGCTGTCCTCAAGCTCGTGACGCGCCTCCAGGAGCTGGCTGGCGGAGAACCGGCACCGTCGCCGCCATTACCCGAGCCGATCGATGCACAGTATCGCATCGTGACGGAAGACAACGGTGGCTGTGCAGTTAACGAGACGACAGTTGATGCAGGAACTGGTACGAGCACTGGAACTGACGGATGACCCCGTCAAGTTCGCTCGTGCCTGGCTTTCCGTCGAGCCCCATGCGGGACAGCAGCGCTGGCTGCTGGCCGAACCGCGGCCGACAGCGGTGTTGGTCACTGGCCGCCGGTGGGGGAAAAGCACAGTCGCCGCCATCCAGCTTCTCTACAACGCACTCAAGCAACCCGGATCACAGCAGTGCATCGTCAGCATCACGCTCGACCAAGCGCTGATCGTGTTCTCGCAGGTGGAAGAGTTCGTCCACCGCAATCCTGCGATCGAGCTCTTCGTCGAGCAGTGGAAGCAGTCGCCGTTCCCGTACCTGAAGTTCAAGAACGGGTCGGCGATCATGGTGCGGACGGGTGCGCGCGAAGGGATGTATCTGCGCGGACATAAGTTTCATCGGGTCGTGGTCGATGAAGCGGATTACCTGTCGGAATCGCTCATTACGGAAGCCGTGCGGATGACGCTGGCTGACGTTGGGGGTCAGCTCGTGATGACGACGACACCGCGCGCGCTGCGTGGCTACGTCTACCGGATGCTGCAACTGGGCTTGCAGGGCGATCCGATGGTCTACGCCCAGATCGGCACGACGTTCGAAAACCCACACGTCGACCATGCCTACATCCGGTCGATCTACGACCAGATGCCGACTTCAGCCTGGATGCGTGAGATCGAAGGTCAGTACGTCGAAGACGCCGGGTCGGTCTTCCGCTGGCAGGATATCCAGGCGGCCTACGAAGACTGTGGCTGGCTACTGCCGGAGGAGCCGCGGGAAGACCGCCTGTACGTCCAGGGTGTTGACCCGGCCAAGCAGAACGACCATACCGTGCACGTGATCCTGGACGTGACCGAACGGCCGTTCCGCGTCGTGCTGTTCGAGCGGTACCAACGGCGCCCCTGGCCAGCGATCGGTGAGCGGGTACGCGAACTGCACCAGCGCTACCACTGCCGCCTGACGCTCTTCGATGCGACCGGTGTCGGTGGGGCGGTGCTCGACGAGATCGGTGACGTAGCGCGACCGTTCGTGTTTACGGGGAAGTCCAAGGTCGAGCTGATCAGTCGGTTGCAGGTCGCGCTGGAACGGCGCGAAATCCGTTTCCCGTTCATCCGCGAACTGGTCGACGAGCTGCAGGCGTACACCTACCAAGACAGTCGCTTGTCGACCGATGCGGTGATGGCGCTCGCGCTGGCCGTGCGCGCAGCGACACAGACGGTGCAGTCTGGGCCGATCATCCGGGCGGTAGCGTTGTCGAGGAGCAGGTCGCGTGTCATGGTGGAGCCGCTTCTTTAAGCGACGGCGAGAAGGCCATGCGGTGATCCAGCGTGTGGCCGTCGGCCACGGTACCCCGCCCAGCCGTCAGGTCGCAGACCCGTTCGAGGAGCTGTACTCGCTCGGTCGAGCCATCGAGCCACCGTACGATCCGGAGAGCTTGGCGGAACTCGCGGAGATGAACGAAGTCCATGCGGCGGCGCTGGATGCTGTGGCGGCCGATGCTGTCGGCCGCGGCTGGACGTTCGTACCACGTGTTAGCGCGCCTGACGAGCAGGCTAGAACCGACGTTGAGCTGTTCCTCGAGCACGTCAATCCCAATTACACATTCTCCGAGTTGCTCTATCAGGCTGTGTGGGAACTGCGGGCGATCGGCTGGTCCGCGTGGGAAGTCGTCCGGTCGGATGACGGTAGCATTGGTGCGATCTACCCGCTACCGGCACACACGCTGCGCCTGACGCGCGACCCGAACATCTTCGTGCAGCACCGCGGCGGCGTGTTCCGCTATTTCAAGCTGTTCGGTGCGCCCTTTGAATTGGACGGCAAGACCGGACAGGTGGTCGATTACACTGACGATCCAGCGAGCGAGGTCATCCTGTTCAGTCGCTACCATGGACGGACGCGCTACGGCGTCCCCAGTTGGGTAGCGTGCATCCCGTCGATCGTCGAATACAACGCGATCCGGGACTACAGTGTGGCCTTCTTTGACTCGTCCGGTGCAGTCGGCCGGATCGTGCACCTGTCCGCACCAGCATCGGTGAACCTACAGGACTACGTCGACCAGATCGAAGTGGCGCTGCAAGAAGCAGTCGGCAAGCACCGCAAGACGCTGGTGATCGGGATGCCGGACACGGTGCAGTTCCGTGTCGAAAAGATCGGACCGGACGTGCAAGAAGCGTCCTTCCTGAAGCGCCGGGAAGACCTGATGAAGGCGATCCTGATGGCGCACCAGGTGCCGCCGTACCGCGTCGCCTTGGCCGTGACCAACACCTTCGGTGGCTCGACGGCCCGCGAGATGATGCGGGCCTACCGCTGGGGCGTGATCGAGCCGTTGCAGACGGTGTTGGAAGACCGCCTGAACAAGACGCTGTTCGGCCCTTATGGGTTGGGCCTGGTCTTGCGCGGCTGGTACTGGCGCCTGGAAGACCTGGATATTCAAGAGACGGAACTTGATCTGGCGATTGCGCGAACTGGTGTCGACCGCATGATCTTGACGCCAAACGAAGCGCGTGCCCTCCTCGGATTCCGTCCAGCCGAGCATCCGGCTATGGATCAGTTCTACTTCCAGGGCAAGCCAGTTGCATCCGGTGAAGTGCCGACCCCTGGTGCGGCGATCAGTGCAGAGACGGAACGCACTGATGTCCCGATCGCGAACGTGCATTTCGGGTTGCGGGGAACGAGGCGATGGAACCCGTCTTGAACGTTTCACCTGACGATATCGCGTCGCCGCGGGACGTCCAGAAGCTGTCCGACGAGGAATTGCTGCTGCTTCACCTGCGGCTGCATCAGTGGGATGCGACGCTGCGCGAAAAGGGTGTGGCACGCGAGTACCGGACGATCAACCGGCACGTGTGGGTCGTCGAAGAGATGCGACGACGTGGGATGTCGCACAACGAGCACGACGAGCTCGACCGCGATAGCCGTCCATTCCTGGACAAGGCAGCTGACCTGTCGTGGTTGGAACGGCTGCTGGATCAGGCTGGCGATGCTGTCTTGGTTCCGCATTATGTATCGGTCGTTGGTTCGGCGGTGTTTTCCGATGACCCGCACGACATCGACTTGCTGGTTCGGGAAGATCCCAATGTAGCCCATCAGGGCTGGCGCGAGAGCGTCTTGTTGCTGGCGCGCAAGGCTTTGGATCCGGAAAAGACCGGCAAGCAGCTACACCTGCTGTTCAACCCACAGGGTCCACACCTGGCCGATGGCCAAGCGTACGTGCCGCTCTTCGACCTGGTTCTGCGGCCGCACCGTCCACTGGAGCCGGTCAACTGTTCAGAACTTCGCCCGCTGATGCGGTACCCCGTCCAGAAACCTGCCATGGTGGGGTCGACCGACTTCTTCTCCAGCGGTGAGGCCTGGGAACGCTGGGCGGAAAAGGCCGTGTCGGAAGGTGGCTTCGTCTACGCGAGTCCGAAGGTGGATGGGTTCCGCACGATCCTGTCGCGCAGCGGCGATGACGTGCGCGCCTGGCTCGAGGACACACAGGAATCGCTGAATGGCCTTCTGGCGCAGATCGCACGTGAGCTGCCGGACGGCACGACAGTTGAAGGTGAACTGACTGTCCTGTATGGGGACAAGTGGTTGGCGCGACCGCAGATTCCTTCATTCTTGCATGGCAAGATCGACGGTGAACCATACGTGTTCCTTTACGACCTAACTGTGTGGCAAGGCGAAGACGTGCACGACTGGCCGTTTTCGGAGCGGCTAGACCTGCTGCAGTCGATCGATTCGCCGCACCTGGTCGTTTTGCCACAGGTTCCTGTCCGTTCTCGCGAAGGCCTGGAAAGTGCCGCAGACATCTTGCTTGCCTGGACGTTCCGCAACGACGGCCCGCCGATCGAGGGTGTTGTCTTGCGCCGGGCCGATGCACCGTACGTTTTCGGGGCGACGTCCACGATGGTGAAGTTCAAGGTGTACTTAGAACTGAAAGTCAAGGTCGTCGCGGTCGATCGGACGAAGAACGGCTGGGTGTACACCGGCGCTTTGCGTGGGGCGGACGGGCAGGACGTCGTGCTCGGCAAGACGTTCGTCAGTGACGAGAAGCTGGCTGACGTCGGCGATACACTGAACGTCCGCGTCGAAGAGCTGGTCGTGGACGATGAAGGGCGCATCTCATGGGGCAAGCCGACGCCGCTCGGTGTTGACCGGACGAGACCGGCCTATACCGTGGAGCAAGCGCTGGACATGGCTGAACGGTCAGGGACGCTGAAGCGCTACGTCGTGACCAAGCAAGAAGAAGACATCGTTCAAGTGTTGGATCCGCCACTGACTGGCTATTTCTCGGTGTTCGGTAACCTAGGTCAAATACGAGACAAGCTCGTGCCGTTGATCCTCAAGAAAGATATCAAGCGGATCGTTGAGCCTTTCTGCGGACGCGGCGAAGCGATTTGGATGGTGCAGGCGCGAGAACATGTCTTGGCAGACATTGATCCCGACATCGTGCGCCTGCACCGCATCTGTCAGAACCTGACGGAAGCCGATTACGAGCGGCTCAGGAAGTTTCATTGGATAGGCGATCATGAGCACTTTCTGAAGTTGGCCGAAGGGCCAGAACCAGAGGACGACATTGCCTGGTTCTATCGGCAGCTGTATTGTCGTCGCTTCGGCTTTCGTTGGCCAGCGAGCAAAGACTTTCGCCATGACGAGAACGGCGTGGTCATGCGTTGGGAGCACCGCGTGCGCAAGGCGCAAGAGCGCCTGCAGGGAGTAATCATCGAGCAGGCTGACTTCCGCGAGACGATGAAGAAGTACGACGAACCTGGCACGCTGTTCTTCCTTGACCCACCCTGGCCGCGCCAGGACAAGTACTACCGGTTCGCTGGTGTCAACCCAGCTGACATCGCCGAGGCCATCAGGGGTCTCAAGCATGCTCACGCTTTCTTGGTGATAGCGGGTTCAGTGGAAGAACTTGCCCCGTTGCGCGAGGCTGGTTTGTATGAGCGCCGGGTCTTGCATGAAGTGCCGACTAGGCATTTCCCGGGAGCCTTCGGCGCCAATGTACAACCACGCTTTTATGTCCGCGTGTTCGCGACGTACGACCTGAGATCCTTGGCTAAAGAAGACGGAGAAGACGACGAGCCGCGCAGTGCCGTCGCGCTGAAGCACTGGGAAGAACACTGGCACGAAGCCATGCCACTGTCGGGTGAGGCGTTGCCTTGGGTGTTGCATGCGCATGTGCGCGGCTTGAGCAAGGAAGAAGCCGAACGGATCACCAAAGGCGAGTGGACGCTGCAGGATGTCGTGCACCAGACGGACCACTCAATTCACTTTGACCTGCGCCTGGCGACCGACCGCTTCGACGGCTGGTGGGGCATCACGCTGTTCGGTGGATCGATGGAAGAGAACCGCGAACAGCTGCGTCCATTCCAGCTCATGGAGGATTCGGGCCTTGCGATCCAGTCAGCTCCAAAGCTGTTCGGGCCCTTGAGTTGGCTCGAGGTCGGTGTCGACAGGCCGTTCGTCGTGGGGCCGCGCGGTGTCGGGTCGACGAGTCGCACCTGGGCAGCGTTCTGGGCAGTCGACCGTGGGACATACAGGTTGGGCTTCGCGCGCGTCCATGCTGTCGAGGTCTTTCTCGAAGGGAAGGTGCTCGAAGGACGTTTCCTGTGGCAGTACGCACCACTGGGTGAAGGGCGTCGTGAATGGCTGTTCACGCGTCCCGCTGACCAGACGCCCTACGCCGTGACACACGACCGGGATGAGGTCATCCGCGAGTTGCGCCAGAAAGGGCAGCGATATCTCGTATGGCCCAAGGATCCGCAGGATCTGCGCGCCGGACACGAACTGATCGACGTCGCGCAGATCCTGCGGATCGTGCGCCGCGATCCGGAGAAACGCTACACGCTCGCCGTCGCCTACCCGCTCCGCGAGGTCGACTCGTGGGGAGACGTCATCACCGATCCCGAAGAACTGGAAAAGGCGGCTTGGGAATACATGCGCAAGAGCCGCCGCGTCGGTCTCGACCATGCTCCAGGTACGGAAGGCGCGGGCACGGTGGTTGAATCGTACATCTACCGCGGGCCGCGCTGGGAAGTAAACGGTGAAGTGATCGAGCCGGGGGACTGGTTGCTGGGGATCGTCTGGTCTCCGCAGGCCTGGGAGCGGATCAAGCGGGGTGAGAAGATCGGTCTGTCGATCCAGGGCTGGGCGCATCGTCGCAAGCGACGAGAGGAGGTGTAACCGTGGAACGAGAACAGAAGGAGATTTACGAACTGGAGGACATCGAGGTAGACCGGGTCGATGCCGTGGACCGTCCGGCCACTGGTCGGCGTTGGCTGATCATGAAGAGTGAGGAAGAAGACGAAAACGCGGCCATCGCCAAGGAGCTCGAAGAGCGCGTGGCGGAGGTTCTGCAGGCTTTGGCCAACGATGCCCAAGGCCGCGGTGGGCTTCCGCTATCGGAAGAGGCGCTAGCTGCACTGAACCGGCTGGCGACGCTGTATGGCCTGCAGCAGCCGTTCAGCGTTGCACCTGTCGAGGCCTCGGTCGAAGAGGCGTCTGGACAGAATGCTGAGGCCGAAAGCGTTGCCGAGCAGGCCAGCGAGCAGGCCAGTGAACCGGTTCCGGTCGCAGCAGAAGCTGACGAGCAGAAGACATCTGCAGACGGGCAGGAAGGGTACGGATATCCGGCACCCTATTACCCGAACCCGGACATCTGGAACGCGATCCTCGAAGAACTGAAGGCGATCCGCGCACTGCTCGAAAAGGGTGCTGTCGCCAAGTCTCAGCCTAGCCAAGTCGCTAGCCGCCAGCCCGAGCCGGAAGCGCGCGCGCGACAGCCGCAAGTGCGCCGGTGGGGTGAAGGCTTGTTCGCTGACGTCCTGTTCGGTTCTTGACAACGATCGCGCGGCGCAGGTGTCCCAGCCTGGACAGGTCGATACAGTTGAGTCGTCAAACTACTGAGAAAGGAGGACGTTTCGATGCCGAAGACTGCACGAGAATGGTTGGAGAAGGCGACGTTCACGACCGCTGATCTCGCGTCGGGTGGTCGACTGTCGCCACAGCAGGTGCGCGAATTCCTGCGGGTGGCGATGGAGTCTGGCGTCATCACCAAGGAAATGCGCTACGAGGACTCGGACGCACCGCTGTTCGAGGTTCCGCGCATCTCGCTCAACACGCGCGTGCTGCGGCGCGGCACTGAAGGACAGCGACTTGCTGACGCTGACCGCGTCAAGCCGCAGACCGGCCTGGTCACGCTGCAGACTGTCCTGCTCAAGGGCGAAGTCCCGTTGACGGACGAAGTCCTGGAGGACAACGTCGAGAAGGAGCGGCTGGCTGACACGATCATGGCCATGCTGGCCGAAGCGGTCGGCCGCGATGTCGAGGAGCTGTTCATCAAGGGCGACACGGCGCGAACCGCGTCGGAAGACCAGTATCTCGACTCGCTCGACGGGATCATCAAGCAGCTGCAGGTCGGCTTGCCGACGGCGCAGAAGATCGATGCGACGGGTATCACTCGCTACGACGACCTCTTCCATGCCATGCTGTCGGCGCTGCCGCCGCGCTACCGGACGAACGTCTCGCAGTTGCGCTTCTACGTGCCTGTCCGGCACCATGACGGCTATGTACGCGAACTGCGGGCGCGCGGCACGCGACTGGGTGACGACGCGATCGTCCAGAACATGACGGCCGATCTCGGGTTCGCGGGGATTCCCGTGCGGGCGGTGTCCCTGATGAGCGGCACGGACACGATCAACAGTGCGAGCGTCGACTACGGCAAGTTCGCGCTGCTGGTCGACCCGCAGAACCTGATCGCTGGTTTCCAGCGCCGGATCCGCGTTGAGCGCTATCGCGACCCGCGCGAGGGTGTGACGAGCTTCGTCGTCACGCTGCGCTGCGACGTCAAGATCGCCGATCCGGAATTTGGTGTGCTGGCGTACAACGTGAACTTGTAATCCGAGTGAGGAGGGCACGAAATGAGCTTGCGCAAGCTCGCAGCCCAATTCCTCGGACGCGGTGTGGAGCTGAAGGCCGCCGTCGCCGCTGGCGCGGCGGCCAACACCCCCATCAGCGTGCCGGGGATCAAGCGGGGCGACATCTTGGTTGCCGTGCTCGAACTGCAGCCGCCGACGGCAACGTCCGGCAGTGCGATCGTCGCGGATCGCGCTGGCCAGACGACGGTCGGTAACGGGACGATCCAGATCGCGACAGCGACAACGGGGAACCAGTTGTTGATCCTGTACTGGAGCGTGTGACATGCGGCTCGTCGTGACAGAGACCATCACCATCGACGGGCTGGTGTGGGAGCCGGGTGAGTACGAGGTCGAAGACCCCTACTGGGCCATGCGCTTGTACGAACGGCTGCGGCAGACCGGCGTACATGTTTCAGCCGAAGCGCAGGGCGAGCCTGAGACTGCGCAGGACGAGCGTCCGCGACGGCGGCGGGGGTGACGTGAATGGCACGCCTGGTGACGCCTTCTCGATC